AAAAATATGAAAAGGAACTTTCTCCCAAAATAACACGGATGGTAAGGGACTATTTCCAGCCTGAACGACTAAGTGAGAAGACCCGAAAAGGGAAGCGATAGTCTAAGCCACAGGTATATATGAAGCTGTGGAGGATGATCCGAAGAGGTTGTCCCGCCTAGAGATAGGTCACAAAAGTAATAGAAATGACAGCACCTGTTCGTAGCTCGTACTGGGGCTTTATGAGTGTGGATCAGCAAGCAGATCTTGAGGCTGTTTCTAGCTTCATCAGCTCTGCGAACTATCCTAACCCTAAACTTTATGGGGTTATAAAATCTTCTCTGATGGACTCGGAAGCCCGACAGGGTGACGAGGCGCAAGCTTTAATAGCAGCGTGAACGACTAAGTGAGAAGACGCCGAAAGGTGGTGCAATAGTCTGAGCAACGCGAATAAATAAAGGCGTTGAGGAGTCTCCGAAGAGGGATTCCCGCCTCGCAAGAGGTCACAAAAGTAACAGAATGATGAACGCTCTAGAAGCTGAGTGGGGTACTACTCGTAACGTACGTTGGTTGCTTAACACCAACGGATTTAGCAATGGTGCATCTCCAAACGTCTACTCTGACTTCATTTTGGGTCAGGAGGCATACGGGGTTGTGCGGCTTGGGGCAAAAGAAGCCGAATTCATAGTAAAACCTTTAGGTGCATCGGGTACAGCAGACCCCTTAAACCAAAGAGGTACAGTGGGTTACAAGTACCCATTTGCAACTAGAATTTTGAATGACAACTGGATCACAAGATTAACCGCAACGTTAGGATCATAAGGAGGTTACTATGGCAATTGTAAGAATTACCGACGTAATCGGTACCGGCGCTGCGATCAATCTAAACCTCGGATTTGTACCGAACTATATCCGAGTATTGAACCAGACGAAATGGGCTGCCCAAGCAGGCGTAGCCGTATCTGAGTGGTTTAGTGTTATGCCTAATGGCTATGCACTACAACAGACTCTAGCTGCGGGCGCTCCTACTTATAGCCAGATCGTTACGAATGGATTCACTCCATTCCAAACTCCCGATTCTCAGCTGTTTGTTACAACGAACATGCTGTCTATTGGAAGCACGAATTTGACTATAACAGGCATCACTCAAGCAGCTCAAGCTTCAGTGACAGTTGTTAGCTCTCCATTCACAGCCCAGGACGTTGGCGTTACTACTGTAACGTTCCACAATGTTTCTGGAATGAATCAGATCAACACTCTTAGCGGAGTTGTTCAATCTGTAGGAGTTAACACCTTCACTGTGAACATTAATACGACCAACTTCTCCGCTTGGACAAGTGGTGGTGTTGCGAACGTGATCACTGGAGAGCCTCCTGTGACTAAATCAGGGTTCCAGTATTTCAATACTCCGTTGCTCAACAACGGCCAGATTGGAATTACATTGGGCACTGGTGTTGCAGGTTCTCTCAATGATGTGCTTTTGATCGAAGCTCTTTTAGATGCTTCTTTCACTAGCGATTAATTGACGGCGAAGGGAGTTGTACACCTTCGCAAGTAGGTTGAGTTCTGCTCGATCTGCGCAGGGATGGGGGATAAAATCCCCATCCACTGTTTTGATAATGAGGAGTTTATGAATCCATCAGTTCCACCGTCAGTCGTCTATCCTTCGCCTAATGAATGGCCACAGACGATCTATCCAATTACTGGGATCACTAATGATTCTCAGGCCCTGATCACTTGCACGGATTATTCGTTTACCTCAGATGATCAAGGAGTTACATCCGTTATGTTCAAACAAGTCCAAGGCATGCTTCCTATCAATGGCGTTGTGGGTCTTATCCAGAACGTTATCGATAGTGAGCATTTCACTGTAAACATTAACACGACATTCATGCCCATCTATAGAGGTGGGGGAGTGATCTCGATACTTACTGGACAGCCCCCTTTAGAACAGGCTGGATTCCAGTATTTCAATACCCCTTTCCAAAACACATTCCCTTAAGAGGAAATTATGGCACGACCAAAAAGTAAGCTCAATACCGCCTCAGGCGAAGTGATTCAAGAAAACATTTTACTTGAAAACCCTGAAGGCCTTCCCGATGAACGAGGATTCGTAATCGCTAAGGAGATACCTCAGATCCGCAAGGTTCAGTTCTTGAACCTAAGGGATACCGGAGTACCCCTTGAGTTCCATTACCACTCCAAAACGCATCCATTGAAGCACTACAAGATCTATCATGGCCAAGAAGTCGATCTCCCTGAAGAGATCATCGAACACCTCGAGTCTTGCCGTGAATCGATCTACTCCCATCGCAAGGGCTATGACGGTCATCCAGAGACGTATGTCAGTGGATACAAGTACATATTCCAATGCAGGACGATTAAACCTGGTTCTAAATTGAGACAGGCAGCGTGAGGCTTACATGAGCTGGACTCTACAAGACATTATTACAAAGGTTAGGAATGTTACGGGAACTCCTTCGTCAGATCAGCTGACGGATGCCCAGATCACTTCCTACATAAATAATTATTACATTTTTACAATGCCCCATGAATTAAAGGAGCAGATACAAAATGAATATTTACAATTTAAAACGGTTCCTGGCCAGAATGTATATCAGTTTCCAGGTGGATATTTTACCGATAGTCCTGGGGCTTATGCAGATGGATTTCCTTTAATATTTTATATGGATCCTGATGTTTATTTTCAGGATTGGCCACAACAATACGCCGTAGATAATGTAGCTACCGGAGATGGGCTAACAGTCACGTTCTCTGGAGGAGTCCAGAACCCTCCTTTAATCATGGGTTCTCTATTTATCACCGATGGGTTCCAAGTCTTACAAGATCAAGGCGATGGAACTCTTACTGGTAATGGATCGGGAACCATTAATTATGTCACTGGAGCCTTTTCGGTGACGTTCAATACAGCTCCTCCTGCATCGGCCACGATCTATGCCAAATATATTGGATATGTAGGGAATAGACCACAAGGTGTTCTTTTCTTCCAGAATACTTTCACATTTTCTCCTGTACCGGATCAAGCATATCAGATTCTGATGCAAGGGTTTATAGTCCCAACTTTACTGTCTAATCCTACAGATGTCCCGATGCAAGAAGAATGGGGACCATTGATTGCCTTTGGCGCATCTCTCGATATCTTCACAGATCGTGCAGATATGGAGAATTACGACCGTTATTTCCCTGTATTTAAACGATTTGAAAACGTTGCTCTTGGCCGAACCATTGAAGAGTATAGCCATATGCAATCCGTACCAAGGTTCTAATATGTCATATAATCCAAATATTCCTCAGCCACCGGACATCATCTCTGTAAGCCAGGGACAAATACTCCAGAACTTTATATCGCTGAATGATGTATTCGCGGAAGATCACGTTCCTTTTTTCCCTTTATCTTCAACTTCGGGATATCATAAGCAAATACAATTTCCTGATGTTCCCGCTCCTCTTCCGTCTCCTGTCGGGACAGAATCGGTCATTTATCCGAATGTATTCTCTACCATTCAACAATTATTCTTTAAAAATGCAACGATAACAAATCAGATTACAGGACCATTCCTCAAAGATCCAAATGGCTATGCATTCATTCCAGGAGGATTCTTAGTCAAATGGGGTTCTTTTACCTCGGTTTCAGGAGTATCCAATTTTTCCTTTCCTTCTGGAGGATCTATTCCTGCATTCTCAGCTGCTCCATATGCTGTATTTGCTCACCCAATTACCCCAACTTCTGCGTTCCCAATAGATTACTTTTTAAATATAGGAATGACTACGGCTGCTGGTTTCGCTTATGACAGTGTTCAAAGAACGGCTAACGCTGGAAGAGCAGGAACATACTTCTATCTGGCGATAGGAGCTGCATGAGCTCCAATTATCAGCCCTTTCCAATCACTGAGTTCAAGACGGGTATATATGATTATTTAGAACCCTGGATACGCCCCCAAGATGCCTTCCAACCCATGACGAATGCATATATCTACCGTGGTATCCTTCAGAAAAGGGAAGGCTATAGTTTCTTCGGAGTTCTTACCTATTGCGATAATATAGTAGTAGCCACAGGAGATGGAGTAACCACCAGTTTTTCAGGAACCTTAGCTAGACATCCGATTACAGTAGGGTCATTAACCGGACAGGCTGGAACAGTCACTTTCGTTAGTGATATGGCAACTCCCGATGGGAACATTACGGGAGTGGGAATAGACGCAATGTCAAAAATAACATGGGAGACGGGAGCATTCGTAATCAACTTCAGTGTGGCTCCTGCTAACATGTCTCCTATTGTTTTTTCCTATGAATACACCCCAACAGATCTGGTTCCCCCTATCATGAATCCCATCATGGGGATCAAGACCTGGTCAAATGAGGCTAATGGGCAACAACTTCTGGTAGTAGAAGATACTCGAAGGGCCTCGGTCTATAATGACTCAACACATCTATTCGACCCTCTTTGTGAGGTAAAACAACAGATATTCCAAGGAGATGGGACAACAACTTCCATCGATATCTTTACGGGATGGACGAATCTAGCTCCTTATTCAGTAACGGTCACCGATGGAACTAGCACTATCCATGATGATGGAGTAGGCAACTTCAATGCGGTTGGAAACTTCGCGGCGGGATCTACTGTCGTCTATGCTACAGGAGAATTGAAGATTAACTTCACGGCTGCACCTGCAAATACTGTGGAAATAATTACTGATTTTGATCTTCAAGGAGATTACTTCACAGGTAATCAATCCAACTTCTTTAATTCTACAAACTGGTTACAAGAACTATATCTAACAAATAATGTAGATAACATAACATTATTTAATGGGAATACATTTACTTTATCCAGGCCTCCATTCGGAATTACGCAAGCTCATCAACGGGCGTTCATCCAAGATATTCAAACTTGTTTGGAAGTCGATGTATATAAAAATAGACTTCTTCTCGAAAGAACTACTCTGAATGCAAATTCAGGAGATGCAGGTGTCGAAGGTCAAACCATACGATATAGCGCCCTCAATAATCCGTTCAATTTCGCAGCAGATGT